GGAATTCTTATCTTTATTTAAAGTAACTATTTCTTCATTAAGTTCTTCAGACTTTTCAACATAAGGCTTTTCATCTATAGATTCTACAGTAACTTTTTCATCCTTATAGTTTATCAAATCAGTATTTTTAGAACTAATTTGATCTTTAATTCTATCGATTCTTTCATTTTTATTCTCTTCAAAATTATCTACTTGTTGTTGCTGGGTATTTAAATGATTATTAGTTTCTTCTAATCTTGTTATCTCTATATCAAAATTACGTTTAACTTCATTATGTTCATTACGTAACTCACCTAGCATTTTACTAAAAATTTCTAAGTTAAATATTTGTTCAATAAATTTACGTTTTTCAGTTTTACTCTTACCCATAAAAGGTACATGATTATTAAGAGTCATTATAACGCAGTTTTGAAATATTTCAGGTGTAGAAGATAAAACTGTATTAATATATTCATTAGTATTAGATATACTGTCTCTAGTTTTATCATTGCCATTTTTATACACATATACTTTACTAGGATTTAAAGTACGTATAATATCAAATTCATTTATACCATGTTTTGGGTCATCTACAGTAAAAGATAATTGTACTTCACATGTACCTGAAGTTAAATTATTAGCTATAAAATTTTTCTTAATATCTCTTAAAGTAGCACCAAATATAGCAAAATATAATGCATCTGCAATAGTACTTTTACCCACACCATTTCGTCTATCTTCTTTATCTCTATTAATACCAGTAACTATATGCAAACCTTTTTCAAAATTTACCACTACATTTTCCTCACCTATAGATAAGAAATTTTTAATTTTTAATTCCTTAAAGCTTACGTATTTCATCTAACTCTCTCATATAAAGATTGAGAATAATTTACCACATCTTTTTTATTTTCTATATCTAACATATTAACAAACTCTTCAATTGCATGTTTAATATCAACACCTGATAAATCATAGTCTTGATCATTCTCGATCTTAAGTTTATTATAGTTTACATCATAATCAATCCTTAATTCAACAGGTTTATAAGTAGTCATTTTAGTTATTAAAGCATCTAAATGATCACTACTAATATTTTTATCAATAATTAATTTTATAATATTACTAGGTAATGTATCTTTAAAAATGTCTTCTACATTTGTCATTTTAATTAACTTGGATAAAATAATTTTTATATGTTTAGGGGTAATATTGTTTTCAAAAAAATCATATGACATATTATCTAAATCTAAAATATAATATCCTTTAGTTTGCATTGTATCTCCAAAATCCATTTCAAAAGGATTACCTACATAAATTATAGAACTACCTTGCTTTTTATAATGTTTTTCATCTCTTGCATGAAAATGACCGGTAAATATTAATTTAGATTTTTCTACTAATATATCAGGATTATCACCATGATCACAAATCTTAAACATATTCATTTTAAAGTTTTCTAATTCAAAATGACCAAATATAAGATCACTATTAGGAATATCATCAATTTTAGTTCCCCATGGACAAAACGATATTAATTTACCTTTATAATCAACAGTAGCAAGTTTATCATATACGGTTAAATTTTTATAACCTTTTAAAATGCTTAAACTATTGATTTCAGATGTATCTTTGTACCAAGCATCATGGTTACCAGTTATCATTATTATATTAAAATCTTTAAATTTATCTAATAAATCTTTTGCAAAATTTAAAGTTTTAACTGAAATTTCATCTCTATAGTGAAAGAAGTCACCACAGAATATAATATCTTTTATATTATGAGATTTTAAGTTCACAATATACCAATCAACCCATTTATTAGCTATACCTAACCAGAAATCATTATTCTGGTGCACACCTAAATGTATATCAGAAAATATAGCTACTTTATTCATTAAAATCAGTATCTACATCGTCACTCATAGGTTTAACGTAAACTCTACCATCCATTGAATCTAGCATTTCTTGCTCATAAACCTTTTCTTTATATTGACTTAAAGTTTCAGCATGCTTTTTTTCTTTTTTTATTCTATTAATAAAAGCATGAAAAGCAATTGTAGTAAAATATGAAAATGGATTATGTTCAGATTCGATATTAAACTTTTTATTAGTAACAGCAGTATACATTTTAACTAATGCATCTCCAACCATTTCATCTCTGTATGTATAATTAATAAAGTTAGATGAATAACTTAAACCATGAGCAATTTTATGTATCATATCACCTAACTTTGGTGTGCAATCACCGCATTTATAATATTCTACTAATTCAGCTTTTAATTCTCGTGGATCTACATAGTATTCTGTCTTTTTAGGTTTAGGACCCCTACGCTTACCGGTAGTTTTTTTAGTATTAGCCATATATTAATTATAAATTAAGTAATTTATTTTTCAACTATATCAGTTAATGTATAATTAATTTTTTCTAAATCGTAAATTTCTTGTCTTTTATCACCATGACGTATACCATATTTTAATTGATCACATATATCAATTATTAATAATTTATTTTTACTTTCATGTAATCTTAATCCTCTACCTATAGATTGAATAGTTCTAATAAAACTTTTACCCCCAGAAGCAAACATAATCATGTGTATATTTTTTATATTAATACCAGTACTAAAAATAGAGCTCATAGCTATACAAATAACATTGCTATTTGTCTCCATTATTTTTTTAATTTGATCTCTTGTTTCTACTTCTACTTCCCCTTTTACAAAAAATACTTGTTTATCTTTACTTTCAGATAATTTATTATAAAGTGCATCACCATGGGCTAAATGATTAACTAATATAAGAGAATTATTATTAAATTTACTACTAATATTTTGTATAACATTATTTCTAAATTCATTAGTATAAATAAAATCTAATTCAGTTTTAAAATTATTATTACCTGATATATATAAAGGTTTATCATTGTAACTTATGTTAATTATCTTAACGTCTACGCTAGTTAAATAACTTTCTAACCTAAGTTCATAGCTATCCTTATCATATATAACCTTACCTAATTTACCTAAAATATTCCATTCATCGGGTTTGTTATCTGGTAAGGTACCTGTTAATCCAAATTTATTATTAGTGGTTATTTCATTAACCATTTTGCTAATTTTATTAGATTTTTTAATTGTATGGCACTCATCTACTACTAATGTATCTACGTATTTTATCCAATCATTATCTTTAAACTTACTTTGTAAAATACCTCTATTAGCTATAATACAATTAGCAGTTAAATCAGGTTTTATCTTACCAGTCCATCTCGTAAATTTAAATTTAACATCATAATCTATAAAATCTTTATATGTTTGATTAACTAAACCTAAATCTGGTACTATAATTAGTATTTTTATTTTTTCATTATTTTTAAATAAACTCATTAATAACGAAGCTATCGTTAAAGTTTTACCCCCACCAGTACCGAGTTTTATTATACCTCTACCAAACTTTAGGGCATTTTCAACAGATTTTAACTGATAATCTCTAAGAGAAAATTTTAATTTATTATAAACTAAATTAGACTTACAGTTATCAGGTTTTACTATATTTAAAACGTCTTCATCTACTTGAATATCATTTTGAGTATATTCTTGCTTTATATAAGATAATATATTAAAAAATAGTCCGGGTTCAAAAAGTCCAGTAGGGGTTATACAATATATTCTCGGATTTGAATAAAATCTTGCCCTACCTCTTAGTCTAAATCTTGCTGTATCGTCTTTAACACTAAAATGTTCTCTAATATCATCTAAATTATCAGTTATAAGACGTATCTTACCTTTTTCTAATTTAAATTTTATCATAATTGTTCCATTTTCATTATTTCAATAATATTTTTAATATCAAAACCTACCGCACTAAAAGTTTTTTCAGTTTTTTCTAAAAATTCTATAATTAATTCTTCTTCATTTATTCTATTTAAAATTTCTATCATTTTATCATGCTTATAGCTTGCTTTTTCAGCAACTGGTATAGTAACTTTAACTGGACTACTTTCTATTATTTTTTCTACTACCTCTTTTTTTATAGCATCTCTTTGATTTTTAAGAGTTAAAAGATTTTTTTTATGTCTTATCAACTTAGATACCCAATAATGTTTACGAGCTGGTGCTTTCATAGACGAATCTTTTAAATTAAATTCATTAATTTGTAAATTTTTTTCTATCTCATCTATATATTGATCTAATAAACTCACCTATTAATTATAAATACTATTATGAAAAAAACAACTCTGTTTGAAAAAGCATTTTTAGAAAAATTAAATCCCAAAAAACACGATGCTGGGGATTATGTTAAAGATTTTCAGAAATCTAAAGCCCCGCAGTTTAAAGGTAAATCTAAAAAGAAAAAAAGAGAAATGGCAATAGCTGCTTATTTAGATGCAAAAGAAGAAGATGAAAATACTGTAGGAGGAGGTGCTTTAGGGTCTGCGGCTGCTGCAGGTTATGGAACTACTGTTAGCGGTACACCTGGAACAGATGCTTATGCTACTGGTGATTATAGAAAACCAGTAGCTTTAGGTGCCACATATTCAAGATTTGGTAAAGTTGGTAAAAAACGAAAAACTAGAAAACGTAAAAATAAGAAGTAAATAACTTAATGGATACAGGTATATGGGAGGTTTGCGAGCCAATACCAGAAGATACTTTTGGGTTTATATATGAGATTACTAATTTAACTAATAGTAAAAAATATATTGGTAAAAAACAAATGGTTCGTAAAATTAGACGAATGCCTTTAAAAGGTAAAAAACGTAAACGTGTAGACTATATTGAAAGTGATTGGAAAACTTATACCGGGTCTTCAGATGCATTAAATGAAGATATAAAAAATTTAGGTATGAATTATTTTAAATTTAATATACTAAAATTTTGTAATAGTAAATTTGAGTTATCTTATTTTGAAGCTAAAATACAATTTGAGAAAGATGTATTATTAAATGAAAATTATTATAATGGTATTATAAATTGCAGAATAGGTAAAGCCCCTAGAATATTTCTGGAACAGTATTATAATAAAAATAATGATGGCTGACTTGCATATAGAAAATTATGATTTTACTATTATTGATTTTAACGATTTATTAATAAATCATATTCAAGATAAAATAATTAATTCATTATATGAATATACTTTATTAGATAAAAGTATTAATAATTTACAAGTTAAAAAATTTATATATCACTATACTATATATAGCATCTGTGAAAAGTTATTAGAAGGTAAAACTAAATCTATAATCTATTTTAATAATACGCAGTTAGATGATTGCGAATTATTAAAATATTTTAAAGAAAGTGAAATACTGTCTTTCTTTACTAATTTTTTACGTAAAGTGGATAAAATATTACCTTTAAAAATTTTTATAAGTAAATATTCTATTTTATATTTAGATCATTTAATTGATATAAATGATGGTAAAGCACAAACTACTATAAACTCAATGATTAGTAAGATTAATAATATGGATATAAGTAAATATACATTCTCTGAGGTAAAAAGGTTTACTAAACGTTATGAACTAACGTTTTTAAATAAAGATTACTTTAATAGACTATCCACAAAACTACTTCTAATTAGATAAATAATAATATGGATAAGTTTACTCAACTAGCTAATGGTTACCTTAATGAAATAGATAAAGTTGCTATTAAAGAAGATAATGAAATAATGGTAAAAATGAAATCAGGTCAATCATTTGGAGATTTTTTAAGAAGCCTTGTTGGTAAGTCTAGAAAAAATATTTTAGATTCTGCAAGTTTTGCAAGATTATATGATATGAATATGAGTGCATATGGTGGTAGTAGATTTAATAATGAAGAAAATCCTCACGGATTAATGAGTAAATTTATGACTAAGTTTAGTGATTATGTTAATCAAGGTATTACCGAATTACGGTCCGGGGCAGCAGAAACTGATGAGTTTAAAAACAAGTATGATTATCAAGGTTATCTTGAAAGGGAAAAAGAACGTAGAGATTTAATTCGTCAAAGTATGACAGAAAAAGACCCTGAAAAAAAAGCTGAATTAAGACAAAAGAAGAATGCTTTCAGAAATAACAGTGAATATGCTGAAGCAAGAAGAGCTCTATATAAGAAAGAAGATGCAGCTGTAGACCAATACCATAATAGACCTATCGAACAAGGTGAAATAGTTAATGATGGAAGCGACGAATTTAAAGAGCTTGAAAATCTGTATAATAAAATTATTTCTATAAAAGGAAAGGAAGGAAGTAGGGTTTCAGATGAAGAAATACTTACTAAAGATCAACAAAAAGCATTATCTATAGCCCAAAAATTATCTACTCAAGCTGCTAAATCAGGAGTTATTGGGTTTAGAACAGACCCTCAAAAAGCAATTAATAAAGCATATGGTAGAGTTATGAAAGGTATTGCAGATAAAATTAATAAAATAAAAATTTAAAAATGAAAAAATTCCTTAAACAATACAATAAAATTTTAGAACAAGATGAAGAGTTAGATCCACCTGCTGAACCTATAGTTGGTGATGAAGCTTTAGCTGATACCCCAGCACCTGAACCTCAAACTCAGCAACTATCTCCAGAAGGGGAAGTTTTACTTGTAAGATTAATTAAAAAAGCATTAGTTACTAAAATAGAACCAAGTGATGTTGAATCATTAAGTGAATTATCAGATATAAATGAAGTAAATGCAAAATCTTCTTTAGAAACATTAATTAACATAATGAAAAAATATACACAGGATATTGACGTAACAACATGAGCTGGAAATCATTAGATGAAATTTATTTAAAAAAATCTGCTAATAAAAAAGTAGATTTACTACCTCGTCAAAAAGTTAATATATTTTTTGAAGATACTAACTTATTTAGAGGTGAAGGAGATGATTATGAATTTGTTGGTGCTGTAGATGATAAAGATTATAGAAAAATAGTTAATATCGTTAAAAAAGAAGGTGATAAATCCATTGAAAAATTAGTTCAACAGTCAGGATTTGTAGCTCAAACCCGATATGTAAAGAATTTTTTAGCTGATTTTGATGTAAATTATGGAGAAGTTGAAATATTATCACAAATTAAACAAAAATTGAACAGTATTACCGGTAGTATTGGCGGTTCACAAGGTGAATTAAGTTTACACCAAGCAATATTTCCAGTTTTAGAAAAAATATTAGCCAATGAAACACCAGAAATTC